CGCCGACCTCGACGACGGTCAGGCCCTCGGCGCGGAGCGCCGACAGGAAGGTGGACGGTGGCATGGGGTCAGCCACGGGGGACCTCCAGACATGACGAAAGCCCCGGCCGGCGGCGCGGGGCTGGAGTGGGCGGGGTGGGCGGCTACGCGGTGCCCACGTAGGTGATGGAGATGTACGGGCGGTAGGACCCGGTGGCGGTGGTCAAGGTGGTGCCGGCGTTGTGCGCGGGCACCAGCTCGACGTACTGCCCGGCGGTGAGCAGCCGGGGCACGGTCCGGGCCTCCACGGTCACCGGGACGTCGGCCATGGTGCCGCCGAACGTGCGGGCGCGGCCCATGGAGATGGCGCCGCCCCCGACGTACCAGACGCACTCGCGGGTGTTGCCGCCCGTGCTCCGGTCGAAGCCGACGGCGCCGGCCAGTTGCCACCAGCCGGACCGGGGCGCGGTCCAGCGGGTGGGCTGGGCCGCCGACCAGCCACCGAGGATGTCCATGTCCACGGTGTCCCACTGGATGGCCTGCGCGGCGGTGTCCGAACCCGAGGGGATCGACTGGGAGGTGCCGCGGTTGGCGAGGAAGACGACCGCACCGACCATGCTGGCGTCATTCAGGCGCTCTTCCGTCATGATCATGCCGGGGCGCCAGAAACTGAACGGCATCAGGGGGCCTCCTTACAGGGCGGTGACGGCGGGCAGTGCCAGCCGCACCTCGGCGCCGGCCGGGTGAGCCTTGACGACGCCGTTGGTGGACCGCTGGACGGTGAGGAGCTGAGGGGTGGGCATCTCGAAGTCGTCGTACCGCAACTGCGGGTTGACGTTGGTGTTGCCGCTGAGGGCGGCTGCGGAGAGGCCGACTTGCCCGGAGGTGATCGGGCTGGTGGTGACGGTCTGGTCGGCGTGCCATGCCGCGGGCTCCGGGTCGCCGACGGGCCATACCCGGAGCTGGACGCGGTGGTCGCTGATCCGGGCCCGTACCCGGAAGGACTGGCCGGCGCTGTACGTGTACGGCACGCTGGCGACGGTGCCCACGGTGGTGGTGCCGCGGGCGATCGACGCCTGCATGACACCGCCCGGGGCGAAATGGACCCTCGCCTGGTAGTAGTCCGTGGTGCTGAGGTAGCGCAGCAGTACGGCCGGGACGAGGGCGGCGCCGGTGGCGAGCTGGTCGACGCTCATCCGCACCAGGACCTCGCCGTCGGTCTGCTGGCTCAGGATGCGCTGGTGCCGGACGACGGTCGGGGAGCCGGTCAGGGTGACGATGCCCATGTTGCTGGACACGGTGCGCTCGGCGCTGGACACGCCGCCGGCCAGGACCCAGGTGAACCCGCAGTCGGCGACCCCCCAGCCGACCGACACCGAGCGGCCGAACGAGTCCCAGGCGGCGGGCACGCACGCGGTGACCCGGGCCGTCTCCCCGCCGAAGGCGATGTCGAACGGGAACTCCGCCGGATACGTCGGTACGGGCCCGGCCGAGGTGATCCACGGCGCCGGACCCATCGGCCCGCGCGCCGGGGTGTGCACCAGCAGTTGGCCGTCGTCAGCGGTGGACGGCAGCGCCAGCACGCTGCCGCCCGGGTTGGCGTCGACCCGGCCGTGCTCGGCGTCCCCTGCGACACCGACCCGCCACGGTGCGGCCGGCTCGGTGGTCAGGGTGACGGTCCACTGGGCCAGACTCACCTCGTGCCGCACCGCGGTGACGAGCAGGTCGGCGTGACCGAACCCCACGTAGGCCGGCAGGTCGGTGACGCGCACCAGGTCGCCCTCGACGAGCCGGAGCACGGCCGGGATCAGGCCCGGCGCCTTGTGCAGCAGGATTCGGACCTGCGGGTAGCGGGGCCCGTCGTGCGTGCCCAGGTGCAGCCGCCAGAACGCGATCGGCTCCGTCTGCGCATCGTCGTGCAGCGACAGGGTGACCGAGTCGTCGTACAGGCCGATCCCGTCGGGCGGGTCCTGCACGGACAGCGGGCCCTCCTCGAGGACCGCCCGGCCGGCGGAGCCACCGTCGCGCTGGACGGTGCGGTCGTTGCGGACGGTCGTGTCGTCGTCGACCGGTTCCAGCGGCGCGGCCAGGCCCGGCGCTTTGTCGTAGGACAGCGTGAGCTTGGGGTCCTGGGAGTACAGGCTGGACCGCTCCCGGTACAGCAGTCCGGGCCGGGTGCGGTCCTCCAGCAGCAGCCCGCCGTCGGCGTCGGCGGCGGCCTGCAGCAGGTTCAGCAGGGTGTCCGGCCGCTGGTGGCCCACCTGCTCGGTGACCTCCGGGCCGGGCACACACGCCAGCGCCACCCGCTCCTCGGAGCACAGGCGCCGCATCCGCGCCCAGGCGGTCTCCCCGGTCCAGGCGTCGATCGCGCCCGTGTAGCCCCACGTGGTCCTGGTCGGCCACACGCTGATGTGGCCGATGGCCATGCCGTCCAGGTCCGCGCTGTACCCGTCGGGCGGGCTGGTCACGGCGGTGGGCCGCCCGATGCTGCCGGTGTAGCTGGAGCCGAAGCCCCCGGCGTCGCCGCCTACGTCGATCCAGTTGATACGCCAGTTGACGGTGCTGCCGGACTGCTCGGCGTTGAACTGGCAGCGCACCCAGGTCGAGAAGATGTCCGTGCTGGTGGCGATGATCACGTCGACCACCGCGGTGCCGTCGGCGTCGCGGCCCAGGACGCGGGACCCGGTGGCGCTCATCTGCAGGTACCACTCGGCGACGGTGCCGCCGGTGGTCAGCACCCGCAGGAAGGTGCGCATCGTGGCGGGGCCCTTGTCGATGTAGTAGATGAAGTTGACGGCCCAGCCGGGGATGCTGCCGGCCGGGGCCGGGACGCGACCCTGCATCATCGGCAGCTCGCCCGGCCTGGACTTCAGCACCGGCAGCGCCTCCGATGAGGGCAGGCTGTCGTTGCTGGCCCAGTCCACGTTCGTGAAGGTCAGCGGCGGCACCCCGGGGACGGGGCTGTATGCCTGGGTGGCGGCCGCGCCTTCCTCCAGCGGCCAGTACGCCAGCGGGGTGAAGGTCGGGATGCTGCGGCGGAGGGTGGACTGCAGGGCCTTGCGGCCCTGGCCCATGCGGTGCAGGATCCCGGATGCCTCCAGCGGCACCCACGCGTCGGACTCGTCCGGGGTCCAGTGCTGCGGCCACTCGGTGACCTCGCCGACGAACAGGTCCTGGCGGTCGCGGACCTGGGCCGGGGCGGTGACGGTCCAGGGCAGGCCCGTGGCGTCGGTGAAGGCGGTGGTCCCGGCGGCCAGGCCGCGGAAGTCGACGTCGGCGACGATCGGGCCGTCGATGGTGCTGCGGACCTGGGCCCGGTAGCAGCGGCCGGTCACGGGCAGGCGCCCCAGGTCGTCCTGGGCGGGGGCGATGACCAGCGGCGCCGTGCCGACGAAGATCGGGACGATGGTGCCGGTGGTGTACTCGTCGATCACGTTCCACGGGCCGTCCATGGTCTCGGCCCAGTAGAACCCGGTGCGGCTGGTGGTGACGTCGAACGCCACGCGGACCGCGGCCCGGCGGGGCAGGGCGGGCAGAGCGCGCCAGAGGACCTGGATGACCGTGCCGTCCACCGTTGTGGCCCAGTACAGATTCCCGGCCTCCAGCCGCATGTGGTAGCTGCGGATCCCCTGCTGCTGGGCCCACTTGCCGATGAGGATCTGCGGCTCGGGCCGGTACCAGTCGGCCTCGCCCTCCCACCGCAGGTCCAGGCCGTTGGTCAGGTCCAGGCTCGGGTGGTCGGGGGTGCTGGCGTAGCCGGCGGAGTTGCCGTCGAGCTCTAGGTAGGACTCGGTGCCGGGCACGGAGATGCGGATGCGGTTGTTGCGGCCGAGCTTCCCGTAGTGCGGGCTGATCGGGTTGCGCGGGCTCCACTGGCCGCCGCGGTTGTCGGCGGTGATGGACAGGCGGCCGGGGTCGGTCTGGGCCGCCAGATCGCCCCGGCCGTGCTCGATCTCGATGGTGTCCCGCTCGTAGGTCCGCACCGGTACCCACTGGTCGCCCACGCGGACCTCGGTGAGGATGTCGAGCGGGAACGTCACATCAGGCACACGGTCCTCCTACTTGGTGCCGAAGAGGGTCTGCACGTCGCCCCCGCGGCTGTTGGTCTGCACGATGCGGCGGATCAGGCGCTTCATGTCCTCGGGGCCGGCCAGTTCGATGCGCAGCCCGGTGCCCTGCGCCTGCTGGGCCCGCCGGTTGCGGGTGGTGACGGTCAGGCCGGGCACGTCGACCAGGCCCTGCAGGGCCCGGTCCATGGCTGGCGCCTCCGCCTCGGCGCCCTCGACGATGCCGGGCGGGATCCACCGGCCGATCTGGTCCGCGAACAGCCGCGACGGCGACGCGATCCCGAGCGCCTTCGCGATTGGCCCCGGGATCATGTTCTTCGCCCATCCGATCAGGGTGGACCGCAGCCAGCCGCCCATGGACTTGATGCCGGACCACAGGCCGCGCACCACGTCCTGGCCCTTGCCGACCAGCAGCCCAGTCAGGGAACCGATGCCGCGGGCGATCCGGCCCGGCAGCCCGCGCACCCAGTCGACCAGGGCGAGCGCCCGCTGCACGGCAGCGTCACGCAGCGCCTGGAAGGCGGACGTTGCACGCTGACGGAGGATGATGATCATGGAGGCCAGAGCCACGCCCAGCCGCCGGGGCAGGCCGCGCGCCCACGAGACCAGCGCCAGCATCCGCTCGACGGCCCAGTCCCGGGCCTGCCCGAACCACTGCCCGATCTGGCCTGGGATCCGGGCGAGCCACGCGATCCCGGCCAGGATGTACCCGACCGCCGCCTGAATCTTCTGCCACACCCAGTCCCAGATCGCCAGCGTCCACGCCTTGACGGTGTCCCAGTTCGCGATGACCAGCGCGACCAGGCCGACGACGGCGGCGATGATCCAGCCGATGGGGCCCATGGCGATCAGCCACTGCGCGGCCATCGTCGCCGCCCAGATCACGGCGCGGGCGGCCATCATCGCGAACCGCGCGACGGTGACGGCGGCGACGCGGATCATCGTCGCCAGCCACGTCGCGGTCGCCCGGGCCGCGGCCGCCGCCCAGGCGCCGGCCGTGCGCAGCGCGTTCGCGGTCGCCGATGCGGCGATCCGGATGTTGGCCTTGACGCTGGCGGCCGCCGTCGCCACCCAGCGGCGCGTCATCTGCCCGAGCCGCGAGGTGATCAGCGACGACGCGGCGTCCACCGCAGCCGAGGCCGCGCGGAACGTCTTGAACGCGACGACCGCGCCGACGATGGCGATGGTGAGCGCCTGTACCGCCCCGGGCGGCAGGGCGTTGATCAGGTTCGCCAGCTGGAGGGCGATGGCGGCGCTCACGCCGATCAGCGGCCCTAGGGCCACCACGAGTTTCAGCGCGGCGCTGGCCAGCGCGCCCAGGGTCTGCGCGCCCTGCCGGGCCAGGGCGACGAACTGCGCGAACCCCTCCGACTCGCTTAGGCCCTGGCCCCAGCGGGCGAACGCGGCCGTCGACTCCTCGAACCCACCAGACATCTCGTCGGACAGCGGCAGGAAGGCCTTGATCACGCCGCCGATGCCGACGGCGATGTTCTTCAGCCCGAAGAGGAAGCTCTTCAGGTTCCGCCCGGCGACCTTCGCCATGGAGTCGGCGAACGCCTGCAGGCCCTTGCCGCGGGTGGAGCGGTCGATCTCGTCGACGAACTCCCCGAACGCGCCGGCGGCGGCCTTGACGAACGGGGTGAGCAGCGGCAGCAGGCGCCGCACCACCTGCAGGCCCTTCGTGAACACGGGCATCGTCGTCGAGCTGAGGCTGTCGGACCACTGGTTGTAGTCCTTCTTCAGCCCGACGAACTCCTTCGCCATCGCCCGCGTGTGCGGAGGCATCGCCGCGAGCGCGTCCGTGTACGCCTTCTGCTTCTCCGCCGCGTCCTCGGCACCCGCGGCCGCCGCCTTCTCCGCCTCCTCGGCCAGGGTGGCGGCGTCGGCGACGTCGGCCATCTGCGGGCCGACGGCCAGCTTGAACGCCTGCGCTGCGATGCCCGCGCTGGCGAACGCGGCGGCCATGCCGCCCACCGCGGCGGTGGTCGCCGCGGCGGCGGGCGCCCCGACGCCGAGCCCGCCCACGGCCTTGCCCAGGCCGCGCAGCATCCCCTTGGCCCGGTCGACACCGTTGCGAAGCTGGTCGGTGTCGATGCCCAGGCGCACCATCATCGATTCGAGGGTGGCCACCGGCTCACCCCCTCGAATCGTGCGGGTCCGTTATGGAGTTGTGGTGTTCACGGTGCCGCCCAATGAGGCGTTGGCGGCCATGGCCAGCCGGAACAGCTCCTCCGGCGACTTCTTGATGCGGGTGCGGTCCCAGCGCGGCATGAAGTCCGCGACGCTCGGGGGCCGCTTCCCCTTCGGGGTGTGCACCGCGGCGATCGCCGCCGCGACGAGCGCGGCCTGGACGTCGCCGCGCGCGCCCCCGAGCGGGCCTGAGATCTGCTCGTAGGCCCGCCACTCGGCGAGCTCCGCCGAGCCGGTCTCGGCGAGCAGCTGGCGGACCGTCTTACCGAGGTGGCCGGCCAGGCGGAAGTAGAACTGCCGCTCCGGCCGGCGCCTCAGTTTCCCGTGAGCTCCTTGACGTCGTCCTCGGACATGGCGGACAGCCGCTGTGCCACGTCGCACACGCGCTGCAGCGCCTTGGCGGACTTCTCGCCGAGCCGCTTGGTCTCGGCCACCGACCGGAACAGCGGCCGGCCGTTCTCGTCCACGATGGTGGCGGCGGCGAGCCGGGCCCTGAATCCCTCCAGGCCCTCCATCCGCACGGACGCGCCGTCCTTGCCGACGAACTGGGCTTCGAACTTGTCGCGTTCGGTGCCGGGCAGTTCCCGCACGCGGACGGTGCCGCCCCACTCCGGCACGGGCACGTCCTCGTAGGCGAGATCGTCGGCGTCCAGGATCTGATCTGCGGACAGGTACGTCATCGGTCGATCTCCTTGATGAACCAGTGCGACGGGGGTTCGGTGACGAGCGGAACGGCGCGCTCTTCCTGGGCGACGTCGTCGGTGGTCTCGTCGAGGTACATGTGGCCGGCGGCGTCACGCAGGTACGCGGTGTGCCGGATGAGCTGGGCGCCGTCGACCGGCTCGATGGTGATCTCCGCACCGATCGGCACGATGACGGGGTCGATGCCGTTGGCCCGCAGCCACTCACACAGCTCCCGCCGCTGCCCTGTGACGTTGATGTGAATCCACCAGTCGGGCTCGTAGACGACGCAGACCATCAGGCGCCGCTACCGCCGGTGCCCGGGGTGATGGTCGGCTTGCCCGACACCTTGAACGTCACAGTCGCGGACAACTTGTCGTCGTGCGGCGCCTCCGACTCAAAGCCGGACATGACGGCCTTGAACCCCCAAGAGCCGAGGTTGTTCGGAAAAACGATCTTGTAGCTGCGGGGTTCCTTGTCCGCGAAGTCGCCCACCAGGGTGTCGTGCTCGCGCGGGTCGTAGTTCATCTCGATCTCGACCTCGCCACCGTCGACCAGCCCGCCGATGAACTCGCGGAACGCATCAGGGGAATCGTGCGCGGTGACGTCGTACGTCTCCCGCTCCATGCCCGGCGGGGTGATGTTCGTGACGTTCGCGATGTCGGTGAAGACCTCGGTGGCCGCACCGTCGCCCCTCTGGAACTTGGTGCCGAAAGCGTCCAGACCAGCCATGGCCTGACCTCCTCTATGCCTTGGTCAGCCACACGCGGTAGCTGACGTTGATGTGCCTGATGGTCGGGTCCGGATCGCGCACCTCGCTGTGGGTACGGTGCGAGACCGAGACGTCCCGGTAACCGCTCACCACGAGCGGCTGCCGGTCCAGCACCGCGTCGAGCGCGGCGAGGATCTGCGCCGCCTCCCGGTAGCCGCGGTACTTGGACCACACGTGCAGCACGACGGTGGCTTCCAGGCCGCGGGCGTTGTGGGCGTCGTCCACGGTCTCCGTGATCGAGCCGATGCTGACGTACGGATGCTGGGCCGTCTCCGGGACGTGGTCGTACACCCCGCTCACCAGCGCCATCAGCGGCGCGTGACCGGTGAGCCGGGCGTAGACGGCCTGCTGGAGCGGCCACAGCGCGGCCGTCACCGCCGCCGCTCCGCCGCCGCGATTTTCTTCTGCAGTCTGGCTATCTCCCGCTCAGCGTCGTCGCGTTTCTTCAGCTCGCGCGCGAGCTGGCGCCGCCAGGAATCCAGCAGGCTCATGCGCTGCCTCCGTGTAGGTGCCGGCGGACCGCGGCCCGGTACGTGCGGGTGACCTGCCGCCGGTGCTCGTCAAAGGCGGGAACGAGGAAGGGCTGGTCGGGCATGGAGCTGGTGCCCTTCTCCACGTAGTAGGCGTACTCCATGGCCTCCGGGTCCCAGACCCCGACCTCGGCCCGCCCGAACCGCTCGTCGACCCGCTGCTCGATCTGGTCCCGGAGGTGGCCGGTGCGGACGGCAGCGTGGTCCTCGGCGGTGCCCTCCACGGCGTCCGCCCACTCGTGCAGCGTCTCGGTGCGCGCCTCGCGCATCGCCTCCGGGATGCGGCCGAGCGCGCGCAGCGCCCGGTCCAGCCCGTCCAGGCGGGATCGCCTCGCCATACCGCCCTCCTAGGTGCCGTCGAGCTGCTGGCGCATCGTGCAGTCGGCCCGCAGGTAGGTGCCGGGCTCGGACGGCTCGAAGACGGCGGTCACCCGCAGCGTGCGGCCGGGCGGCCGCAGCTCGTCACCGCGGCGCACGTCCGTGCCCGGGTCGAAGTACCAGATTTCGTCGAGCTGGGCGGCCGCCTGGTCGGCGGTCTCCCGCTCACGGGCGCGGGGCTGGGACTTGCGGGCGCGTGGGGCGCCTACCTGCTGCCAGGCGGTCTCTTGGCCGCCGCCCCCGTCGTCGGTGGTGACCTCCCGCCACACCGGGACGGTGGTGTTCAGCAGGTGCGATACGACGCTCACAGCCCGCCCCCTACCGGCTTTCGGGGCCGCGGGCGTAGGGCTCCAGCAGCCTCATCTCGTAGTCGGTCAGGGCGTCCCCAGCGCGGGCCTTGTCCCAGGTGCCGGACCAGTCGCCGATCGACTCCGACGCCATCCCGCGCGGGTTGACCCACGCACGGCCGGCCAACTGGACGCACACCTGCGTCACCGCGGCCGGGACCTGGGCGTACCCGTGGTCGTAGACGACGGTGATATCGGCGTCCAGCGGCCAGCAGCCGCCGAGGCGGGTGAGGACGCCGTGCCGGTTCACCCGCCACGTTCCGGCGTCCTGCAGGGTGCCGTCGACGGTGACGGAGGCCACCGCAGTGACAGGCATTTCCGGGAGCAGGATGGTCCGGCGGCCGGTGCCGACCAGCCCGGCGGTGTCCCCGGCCACGGCGTCGATGGTCTGCTGCAGCGCTGCGCGGATGATGGTCTCCGCCGCCGCGATCGACGCCGCGGCCTGGACGGCGTCGATGGCGTCTAGCCGGAGGTGGAGCCGCAGATCCTCCGGCAGGGCCCAGGGCGAGGCCACGGCTCCACCTCCCTCACTGGCCGTCGGACGACGTGGAGCCGTCCTCGTTGTTGTCCTGGTCGTTGCCGCGGACGGCGGCGGCCTCGGCGTCGGTCGCCCCGGCCGCCTTCGCGCCGGCGTCGCGGGGCGCGCGACGGGTGGCGCGGCGCCGCCCGTCGGCGGCCTGGCGGACCGGCCTGTCCGCGCTCTGGCTGGTGGGCGTCCCGCTGTGCGGCTCGGCGTGCCCAGCGGCGATCCACGCTGCGGCCAGCTCGTCGTCGACCTCGACGACCTGGCCGTGACCGTAGCGGCGACCAGCGCCGTCGGAGACGGACGTGACCGACGTGATGCGGATGCGGCGGCCCATCAGGCGGCCGCCATCGCCAGGATCCGCAGGGCCTGCGGGCGGATGACGTCCCCGCCCACCCGCTTGCGGATCTTCCAGCCGATCAGGCCGTCCTCCGCGTACAGCTCGGTGAGCACCTTCACGGTCATGCCCTGCCGGTCGTAGATCCGGTAGCCCGCGTTGAAGTCGCCGAACGCGGCGACCCGGGCGCCCGCGGCGACGGCGGCGATGTCCTCCTGGTTCTCGACCGGGAAGCCGAGGAAGGTGTTCGGGCGGCCGGCCTGGAGGCTGGGCTGCCACAGGTAGCGGTCGTCGGCGTCCTTCAGCGTGGCGATGGCCAGTTCGGTTCCGGACGGGATGGTGAAGCGGCCGTTGCGCCGGTACTGCTTCGGGGTGGCGTAGATCAGCTTCATCATGTCGTCGGTCGTGATCGCGGTCGCCCCGGCCGCGGTGACCGTGGGCACCCCGCCCTCAGCGGTCATGTAGCCGACCGGCTGGTGGGCGGCGTGCCCGCCGCCGACGGTGCAAGCGGTGTCCTCCGCCTCCGCGCACGCGCGGGCGAAGGAATCGCGGATGAACGCGTCCAGGTTGACGTCGGAGTCGTCCAGCTCGTCCTCGCCGACCTTCGCCAGCCCGTAGAGGTCCTCGACGTAGGTGAACTCCTCGGTCGGGGTGCCGGGCATGGAGTCGACCAGTTCCTGCTCGTTGGTCTCCAGCTTGCCCCAGCCCACCGACACCTCGGCCAGCGACCGCCTGCGGATGCGATTGGTGGTGACCGAGCGCTGCGAGGCGATCGAACGCATGATCGTCAGCTCCGGCAGGGCCCGCATGATCTCGGTCTCCAGGTCCTCCGGCACGAGGATCTCGCCCGCGGCGTTCTCCACCAGGGCGCGCTGCTCCGGGGCCATACGGGGCAGGCCGCGCCGCAGGGCCTGGAAGAACGCGCTGCGGCGCTGCTGGGCGCGCTGCTCGTCGGTGCCGCGGCCGCCGTCGTCCGGGCGGCCGGCGCCGCGGCGGATCGGCTCCGCCATCTGCGCGGCCCGCTCCTCCTCGGCCTCCAGGCGCTCGATGCGCTCGGTCAGCGACCGGAAGTCCTCTTCGTGCCGGTCGTAGGTCTGGCGCTCCTCGCCGGTCAGGTTGCGGTTCTCGGTCTCGGCGCGCTCGGTGATGGACCGCATCGACTCGACGACGCCGGCCCGCTGCTGCCGCAGCTCCACGCTGGTGGGCATGGGGTCTCCTCACAGGGGATGGGTGGGGTGGTCCCGGGCCGGACGGCCGGGAAGACAGGGTTCAGAGCTGGGCGAGCAGCTCCAGCTCGCGCAGCCGGTGCTGGGCTCGCTCGACCGGGTAGCCAGGGTCGGGCAGGGAGCGGGCGTCGGCGGCCTCCAGCAGCGCGTCGAGCGCGTCGCGGGCGTCCTGCACGAGCTGGCGGTTCGCGGCGGACAGGACCTTGCCCGCGCGGACTTCCTGCAGCGCGCGGGTGACCGCGGCGGGCTCGGGTACGGGCGGTTCGCCCAGGTGGCGGGCGGCGGCCGAGCGGAGCTCCGCCGACGTCGCCGCGAAGGCCGGGTAGGTGACCACGGAGACGTCGCCGCCGTCCAGGTCGATGCCGAACACCTCGTGGGTGTTGCCCGCCCAGCCGTCGGCGGTGACCCAGAACCCGAAGCTCATCTGGTTGATGTCGCCGCGCTCCAGCGACACCGCGAGGTCGCGGGCGTAGGACACGTCGGCCATGTCCGCCTCGACCATCACGCCGGCGTCGTCCTCGGTGAGCGTTGCCGTCCCGGCCGCCGTGCGGGCCAGCAGCAGATTGGGGTCGTGGTTGATCAGGAACCGCACGTCCGGGTTCTGCCCCAGGGTGCGGGTCGCGGCGCCGGGCACGATCCGCTCGCGCCAGCCGCCCATGTCCTCCGACAGCGAGTCGTAGACGATGGCCCGGCCCCGGAAACGCAGCCGGGCCGCCTCGTCGTCGGCGGCCCGGATCTGTAGGTCCGTCAGCGGAAACGCGCGGACCTCACGTGTGCGCGGCATGCGCGCCCCTCCTCACAGGTTGACCTGCAGTCGGCAGGTGCACCCGGCGATCTCGTCCACGCCGAGCAGGTAGTCATGGGGCCAGCGGCCCTGGTGGGTGCCGATCGTGAACATGTCCCGCAGGGCGACGGTCTGCCCGTCCGCCTCCGCGTGCGTGGGCCTGGGGTTGGGGTCCCACACCCGCCACGTCTTCGTGCGGGCGCCGGCCTGCTTCGCGCCCTCGTGCGCGCCGAAGTTCGACAGGTAGTTCACCCGGGCCCGGGCGAGCTGCTGGGCGCGAGCCTCGGTCATCCGGCCGAACATGGCCAGCACGTCCCGGGGCGCGTTGGAGACGGTGAACTGGTGCGCCAGCTCCCGCACGGTGGTCGCGTTGATGTTCGCCGCCGTCGCCGCGGCCCCGGCCGCCAGCACGGCCAGCGTCTGCTCGGCCGCGAACGCTCCACCCAGCGTGGCCGCGGTCTGCGCGCCGACCTCGGCGACCAGGCCGCGGGCGAGCTGCAGCAGAATCGCGGTCAGCTCCTCGTTCTCCGCCGCCTCGTCGATGATCTCCTCGGCGGTCGCGTCCGGCCGCAAGCCCAGCGCGGCCACCACCCGCTCACTCTGCGCGGCGAAGAACTCGGCGATCTGCTCGTGGTGGCGCTGCACCCACGCGGGCAGCTCCTCCAGCGACGGCGATTCGGCGGTCTCCGCGCGCTGCTGCGGGCGGCGGGGAAGGGCCCGCTGATCGGGCGGTGCCGCACTGCCGGCGGGCACCATGTTCAGCGGCACCAGATACTCGTCGCCGCCCTCGACGGGCGCCTCGTCCTCCTTCGCGCGGATCTCGTTCACGCTCATCCAGCCCCACTGGCGGGCCTGCGCGTAGGCGGTGAACCGCTGCGTGATGTCACCGCGCAGCAGCGCGTCCGGGTTGAACTTCAGGTAGACGTCCGGGTCGCCCAGCAGCCGCGCGGCGGTGCGCTCCAGGCGGGTCAGCCACGGCAGCAGCGAGTAGATGACGTAGCCGAGCGACTGCTGCTCGATGCCCGACCCCCACGACGTGGACCGCTCCACGTCGCCGATCATGTGCGGCGGCACCCCGAAGATGCCCGCGATCTCCGACCGGGTGAGCTTGTACACCTCCAGGAACTGCGCGTCCGCCGGGCTGAGCGTGGTGTGCTCCCACTTCGCGCCGCCCTCCATGACCGCGAGCTGGTGCGACTTGTCGAAACCCTCGTGCAGGTCCCTCCACTGGCGGGTCAGCCGGTCGTACTGGGCATCGTTCAGCTTGCCCGGCACCGAGACGATGCCGCCCGGGGAGGCGTCCCGGGCGAAGAATCCGCCGATGTACGCGGTCGCGGCAAACCCAGTGCCGACCGCCTGCCGGGCCATGCCGATCGGCGAGAGGCCCTCCACGCCGCCGAGGCCGAACGACCGGAAGTGCAGCAGGTTCTCGGCACGGACCAGGCCGTCCGTCTCCCGGATCGGCGCCCACTCGTCGTCCGCCAGCGTCACCTTGTAGACCAGCTCCCCCGTGGCCTCGACCCGGCGGGGCTCGACGCTCGTCCACGAGATCGGCCACAGCCCGATCGGCAGGCCGCCGCCGGACCGCTCCACATACACCGCGGCGTTCCCGCGCAGCAGCATCCACCCCAGGACCTGCGCCCAGAACTCCCCGGCCTCCAACTGGGGATTGGCCCGGTACGTCAGCAGTGGCGCCGCCGGGTGCTCGTCGTACGGCACGCGGCTGTTGCCCTGGCGCTGGAACACGCCCGAGGGCAGCATGCTGCCGGTCTCCGCCAGCAGCCGGATGCACGAGTAGACCGCAGCGACCTGCAGCGCCCGCTCCGGGGTGACCCTCACATCGGCGGCGGTCGACGAGCCGGTCAGCGGCGGCAGGCTCGTGCGGCCCCGCTCCTGGCGGCCCGAACGGCGGCCGAGCAGACGGCGAACCAGCGGCATCAGCCCCTACCTCCCGTCACGTTGCCCAGCACCACCAGCACGATCGCGCCCACCAGCAGCCCCAGCCCGGCCCCCAGCACACCGGCGAGGCCGGCGCCGACCAACACCAGGCCCGCCAGCCCGGCCGCCATGCCGCCCAGCTCGTACAGCCACGGCATCCACTCGTCCACGGCCCTCTCCTCTCGGTCAGGCGCCGATGACGCGGATGTTCGGCTCGGGTTCTTCCTCGGGCTCCACGCGCGCCAGATGCATCGCCAGCGCGTTCAGCCCGGACGCCACACCGTCGATGCGCTTGCTGGACGTCTGCCGGTCGGGCTTGACCGGCTTCACGTAGCCGTCGGCGTTGGTCTTCAGCCCCACACAGTCGATGTGCCAGCGCAGGATCGGATGCCCGCCGTGCGCGATCCGCTGAGACAGCACCAGCCGCTCCAGTTGCTGGCACGGCTGGTTGAGCCCCGCGTAGCCCTGCGAGACCTGCTCCATCTCCAGGCCCGCGTCCACCAGCTCCTTGACCGTCTCCGTCGCGTTCCACCGGTCGTAGCCGATGGCGAGGATCTCGAACCGCTCGGCGAGGTCGTCGGTGATGAGCTCGCGCACGGCCCGGTAGTCGACGACGTTCCCCTCCGTCAGCCGCAGCGCGGGCCCGGCGTGCGCGGCGGTCTCCGCCCACCGGGACAGCGGCACCTTGGTGCGGCGCTCCAGTTCCTTGACGCGGTCCTCCGGCAGCCAGAACCAGGGCACCCAGATGTGCGGCTCGTCCGGGTCGTCCGGGTCCTCGGGCGGGAACCAGAGCGAGAACGCGGTCATGTCGGTGGTGCTGGACAGGTCCAGGCCGCCGTAGCACGCCCGGCCCTCCAGCGCCTCCAGCTCCACCGGCACCGGCACGCCCGCCCGCGTGCGCACGCACGCGTCCCAGTCCTCCATCCGCAGCCACCGGGTGGTCTGCTTCGTCCGCACGTTCAGGTGCAGCCGCAGGTACCGGTTGAGCTGCTGCGGAGACCGCTTCGCCTGCGCCGCCTTCCCGGCGAGGTAGTCCGCCAGCACCGTCACGCCATAGCCCGGGTTCGCGGTGCGCAGGGTCTCCTCGGCGAACGGATCGAAGTCCTCCGCCGACTCGTCCGCGCCGAACACCACACCCCAGACGGTGGGGTCCTCGGCGTGCCCGCCGGCCAGGGCCTCGATCTCCTCGCGCTTCGTGGCGTAGATCGAGCCCGTCTCCGCCCCGTCGTCGGCGGTGGTGATGAAGATGATCAGTGGCTGCGTGCGCGATCCGGTGCCGGTCTCCAGGGCGTCCACGACGTCCGGGTTCTTGTGGACGTGGACCTCATCGATGACGCCACCGTGGACGTTCAGGCCGTGCGCCCGCAGACCCTCGCTGGACAGGGCCCGGAAGATGGAGTGGGTGCCCGGGTGTTCCAGCAGCTTGCGCTGGATACCGCGCCGCCCGAGCCGCTTCTTCAGCGGCGGCGACCCGGCGGCCATGTTCGCCGCGGCCCGGAACACGATGTTCGCCTGGTCGCGGTCGCCGGCCGCCGCGTACACCTCCGCGCCCGGCTCCCGGTCGGCGGCGAACAGGTACAGCCCGAGCCCGCTGCAGATCGTGCTCTTGCCGTTCTTGCGGGGGATCTCGAACCACACGGTGCGGATCACCCGGTAGCCGTCCGGCCGCTTCAGCCCGAACACCGGCGCGATCAGGTAGCGCACCTGCCAGTCCAGCAGTCGGAACTCGCGCCCGGCGTGGCGTCCGATCAACTGCTTCAGCAGCAGGAAGAACCGCAGCACCCGCTCGACCGCTTCCGGGTCGAACCACGTCCCCGGCGGCGCCGGGATCGGCGTGACGAGCAGCGGCCGGCGGCCCTCGGCAAGCCACCCGGTCCCCTGCACCAGGCCCTCGTCGACCCACGCCGCGATCGCCTGATCCATCTGCGCGGTCAGTCCTGCGCGCAGGGCCTCAGTCGAGGATGCCGTCCCCCTCGTCATGCTCGTCACCCTCCGGCTTCACGCTGCGGAGGCGAGCGTTGGGCGTGATGAACAGCTCCTTCGCCAGCGCTGCCACGGTCGTCGCCGCCTCCCGCCAGACCTGCCATCCCGGGTGCTTGGCCGGGCCGTTCCCCGCGCGCCGCTCGGCCACCAAGTCGTCGTCCTGCAGCAGCCGCTCGGCCGCCACGAACTTCGACCAGGCCGCGCAGTACGTCGCCAGCGCCGCCCGGTCCACCTTCGCCAGGACGCCGAGCCGGTCCAGGTCCGGCACGATCCGGTCCCACTCGGCCAGCGCCTCGGCGTCCAGCCACTCCGGCGCGTCCGGCACCCCGGGGGGCGCCGTCACGCGGGCCGGTGCAGGCCGGCCGCCGGGGTTGCCGCGCAGGGCACGGACGTTGTCGGGCTGGCCGACCGGACCACGAGCACCCATGGCTCACCGCCCCCTTCTCCACGCTCGGGCGCCAGGGTCCGCCGTGATGGTGTATGTCTCGCGGTACTCCACGCGTCCGGCGGCCAGTTTCCGAGCGGCTTCCTCAGCCCGGGCGCGGGCCTTCTCCTCGGTGCGGGTGAAGCCGCTGCGGACGCCGCGGCCCAGAACGACGGTCTGCCACCACCACCGCCAGCCGATCACGTTCCGCTCGAAGGCGTTGTGGGTGACGCACTCAGTGATCGTGATGTGTGCCTGCACGGCGGGTCTCCTCAGTGCCTCCGAAACGACAATCACACTGGGTGACGGCCGATTACAAGGGCCTCAAAAAGGCGGGCGAAACTCGCGGTCACGCGCAAACCGCCCCCGCCTGCGTTCAGGACCCTCCCCGCCGGAAAGATTCGACACCCCCCTGGGGGCCGCTCACATCGGCGGGGCCAACTGGTCGGCGCGGTAGACGCGCCACCAAGACTCAATCGCTTCGATCGTACCGTCCGGCCGGCCGTCGCGACGAGCACGACGCACGCATTCGTCCTCCGGGATGGCCAGCAGCACGATGTCCGCGCCAGGGGCGAGCCGCTCACGGTCGGCCTGCCTCGGCGCGGTCGCGATGAGCCACGCCGCACGCAGGTTGTGCGCTCGGTCGAGCCGGGCGGTCACCGCGTCGCGGGCCTCGGCGATGAAGGGCCGCAGGGCGGCCGGGTGGTCGTGGCTGTGCGGGGAACCCAGGGCGACGGCGAGCGCGTCCCAGTCCACCACCAGATCCCCGGGCTCGGCATGCTCACGGACCCAGCTCGTCTTGCCCGAGCAGGGCGGCCCGCACACCAGAGTGGTCTTCGCGGTGTGCTGGAGGCGCCGGCCGCCGTCGAGAAAGCCGGTCTCGCGGGCGGTCTTGGCGTCGTGGCACCAGCGGCACATGGCCTGCAGGTTGGCCCGGTCGAACGCGAGCAGCTCGGCGCCACGGTGCGGGCGGATGTGGTCGACGACGGTGGGCGGCCGGCCGCACCCTGCCCGGCACAGCGGCTCCTCCGAGAGGACCTGATCCCGCAGGGCGGCCCATCGCGGATCGGCATACACCCAGCGCCAGGCGGCTGCGGTCTGCCGGGCCTTGCGGCGGTGAGCCGGGACAGCACCCACGGTCACCTCCTGCCCTGCGGACGACGAACACGACGAAGCCCCGACCGGGCCTAGGGTCGGGGCTTCATCGTGCGTCTGTGGTGCCCGGTTCGGGGCACAGTTGTACACCGAGATCGTTGCACTCCTCTGACCTGCGGTCAAGCGGCGCTGCGTTGGCCGCGCTTGGCGGCGAGGGCGGCGACGTCCGCAGCCGCGTACCAGGGCTGGCGGGGAGTGCCTCCGGAGCGGGCGAGCTGGCCGCGGTGGACGATGCTCCGGAGCCCGGTGAGGGTGACGCCGAGGATGCGCGCGGTCTGGTGGGCGGTGAGGTAGCCCGGGCGGATGATCTGCTGCTCCATGCCTCTCAGTGTGCCGTCACGCCGGGTCTTCGCCGTACAGAGCATCGAGCTGGCCGTCCAGCTCGGCGAGGTCCGGGTGGGTGGCTACCTCGTGCGCCTCGGCCTCGCGGATGCGGTCCGCGGCCGCCCGGGCGGCCGTGCCCATGGTGATTGCCGCGGTGGCCATGGTCTGGAGCTGTGCTGGGAGCTTGGCGGTCATGGGTCCCCTCTCGATGGTCTGCCCCATCGTGGGCTGTGGTCGGGTGGCTGTCTGGTCCTCGGGCCCATACCGAGCGTGGCGTGCGCCACACGGAGGCCCCGCCGCCCCCATGGGCGGCGGGGCCAGGTACCGGTGCTGTCTGGCGCGCGGCGTCGGTCAGGTGTCGGACGCCTCATCGGCGCCCCACTCCTCGCACGCGGCGTCCAGCTCGGCGGCGCGCTCCCAGGTGTCGCCGATGATCCCGCCGTCCCACGTGGCCACGCCGCCGTTGTAGAAGTGGCCGGCGCCGATCTCGCGGGAGATGACCTTGCGGGTTGCCTCGACGACGGCGGCCGGGCTGGCGTAGCCGTGGACGGGCAGCGTCGTGGGGTACTCGTTGCTGCCGTCGTCTTTCAGCTCGGCGAACTCCCAGAACGGGCCCTGCTCCCACCCTTCCTCGGCGCCGGTGTGCCACTCCCAGCTCAGGATCAGGCCGTGCGGCCACGGGGTGCCGGCCGGGATGTCCTCGCGCCACTCGCCGACCGTGCCGCTCGGGTCGAGCGTGATCACGGCGCTCAGGTAGCAGTAGATGCCGCGGGTCTCGCTGTCGTCGGTCCAGGAGTGATCCGTGGGCTCCAGACCGGCGGCGGTGAGGGCGTCGCAGACGGCAGCGAAGTACGGGTCGTGGGGCAGGGGCTTGGACATGATCAGGCGTCCTTCCTGGGCGTGCCGGGGACCGGCTTCGCGACCGGCTTGTGCCAGCCTCCGCGGCTGGACTGGTAGGTGGTGCCGTGACCCGTCAGCCGCGGGTCGTCGGACTTGATCGGCTTGGGGAATCCGAGTGCCATGATGGCTCTCCTGTCTCGTGATCGGGATGGGGACCGGGGCGGCCGATGTCTTGGCGGATGGCGGCCGCCCCGGGGTCTACAGGCCGACGACTCCGCGTCGGCGGTGGCGGTCGGCGAGGTCGTAGATGATCAGGCCGCCGTCGGTGCGGCGTACATCGATCCCCTCTCTGGGCCCCTGCGCAGCGGTGTCGTCGTCGTTGTCGTCGGCGGGCTGACCTGCACCGACGACACCCGGAGAGGGGCTCTCCTCGGGCGGGGAGGGGACCTCGTCCCACCGCAGGCCGGCGGCCGAGGACCGGCCCTTCATCCGGACGTCCTTCACCGGCCACCCCAGCGCGGCCGCCGCGGCACGCACTGTCTCGGTGGTCGTGCCGAGGTGCTGAGCGAGGGGGACGAGCTGGGCGTGCGGGGTGCCGATGTCCCGCACGGCGGCGATCAGCGCGACGGGGGACGGCACCGAAGGCGAGGCCGGGGCGGGTGCCGGGGCGGCGGCGAGCTCCGCCTGCCCCTGGTCGTCGTCCTGCTCCGGGGCGGGCTGCGGCTCGGCGGTGGCCGGGCGCGGCGCCCAGCCGTCCTGGCCGCACCGGTACGCGGCGCCCAGCCAGGCCCCGGCCGCGCCCCACATCAGCCACGGGGCCCGGCCGTCGGCGACCGCCGCGTACAGGCCGCCCGCGACCGCCACGACGACCTTCCGCAGGATCACGGCGACGCCGAGCAGGACAGCCAGGCGCAGCAGCCAGCCCAGCCCCTCCCCCTCCGCCAGCCAGCCCGTGACACGTCGCCACACGGCCCGGGACCGGCGGACGGCGCCGCCGGCGAGGTGTGCGGCGAGGCGCCCGGATCCGGTGTGGACCCGGTGTCCGGCCTGCCGGATCCACTGCATCGTCGTCGGGGTGCTCATACGATCTCGCCCTTCGCGATGCCGTTGATCGCCCAGGCCCCGACTCCGTTGGCACCTTCGACGATCTGCTGGGCGACGAGTGCGGCGGTGCCGGTGGACACGCAGAGCAGGACGCCGATCAGCACGCCCTTCCACCACTTCCCCTTGACCGCCTTGGCGATCTGCTTCCGCAGCAGCCAGAGGGAGACGGTGAGGGCTGCGACGACGATGGCGCCGTACCCGTCGATGCGCGGGGTGGCGGCGGTGCCGAGGGCCTGGCTGGGGGTGCCGGTGAGCCACTGCATGGTGACGTCGCCCACGGAGTTGCCGCCCCAGCGCAGGAAGTTGGCGAGGGTGCCGAGCAGTCCAGCCGGGCAGGCGATCATCAGGATGCCGCAGACGATGCCGAAGCCGAGCGGGATCAACGCCTTCGGGTCCCGAGCGGCGCCACCTCCGTCGTCGCCCTTGCCCTTGCCTCCCCTTCCGCCCTTGTGCCAGCGCCACAGCTCGGTGCCGAGCAGCGCCAGCCCGAGAGCGAACCCCGCGGTGCTGATCGTGGTGGTCGTGTACTGGCCGGCCGCCAGCGTGGTCGTGCTCATGCGGGCATCACTCCGGTCAGGGCGTAGACGAGCGTGGTGATCGGCAGGGTGAGGGCGGGGGCGATGACGGCGGCCCACAGCAGGAACCGCACGGCGGCCGCGCGCCACTTCGGCGCCCACAGGTCCGGGTCGGCGCCCGCGGCCTCAGCGCGGCGGGCGTTGTCGACGAAACCGAGGACGACGAGCGGGATGATCGCCATGACCCACGCCCCGATGAGGGACTCCTCGTCCCGGACGGAGGCGAGGACGGCACTCCAGGGCCCGGCCAGGGTGAGGGACAGCAGGGCGAGGCCGATGTTGTAGCCCCAGCGGATCCGCTGG